ATGAAGGTGGTGGCAGGATCGGTGGCAATGTTATTTTGCCAAGCGGAACCAGCTTTGGTGGTGGGGTGTCAGGTAATTATTACCGAGGCAAGGAAAGCAGTCCGTACCACACAGCTAAGTACGGTCCAGGGGGATCTGTCGAGGGATACGATGCTTATATGAATTTGCCAAGCGGATTGGGAGCCAACGCGACATACAACCCTAACACAGACGATTATTCAATAATGGCTAGATACATGAAAGAATTTTAAATGGCTGAAGGGGAAAAAGTTCCATCCATGGATAGTTACGGGGAAATGAAAAGTTTCGACCCGACTTACAGGATGAAAACCAGAGATGCTATCGCTAATTATTTACAAAGTCTTGGACTGGCTTCGACGCCACAAACAGCTCGAGACATGGCTGAGGGGTTTACCGGATCACCCAATCCTGCCACCGGTTATGTTGATTCTCTTGGGGTGCTTGATTTTACTCCTGTGGGTTTGGGCTTCGGAGCTGAAGAGGTGAAGCGCGATCTGAAATCAGCAGAAACACCTGTTGATTATGCAGTTGCAGGTGCTGGTGCTATTTTAACAGGTCTAGAGGCTTATCCATTAACCAAAACGATTGCCAGACCTGTGAAGAAATTTTTAAATAGCCTCAATGATAAAATTAAATAACTCCGGTCATTAAAGAGGGATAATCATATGGCAGGTGGCGCAAAATTAGCAAAGGCAGTCGTAGATAAAATCTCTGATCTGCTGACGATGTCTAACAGAAACTTTAAGAAAAAGCAAGCAGCTGCGAGACCAGACGAACGTATTGATACGTCTCCTATGGGAAACAGACCTGATAAAGAAACTTTGGATGAAGAGTCGAGAGAGATTGGGGCTCAGATAAGTGCATTGCTCAAAGAACCTGTTTGGGAGTCCGACCGCAGTTTCCGAACGTTTGACCCAGACGCAATCATGAGCTCAGCAAGAAGAGCTCAAAAACCAGAAGATCATCCATACCAGACCATTCAAGACATGCAATGGGTTTTGTCCACTCCGGAGACTCACCGCAAATTAAATCCACCTCTTTATTCAGACAATCCAGACTACGAGATTAATGTTCTAGGGACAGACCCGTTTGAAGTTTCAAGCGACAAAGCTAAAGTAGACTATTATCGTCGAGCTTTTAAAGAACGACTTCCAGAAGATTATCGATTTAACAGAACAACAAAAGATGTTTACACCGGATGGAAACAAATACCAATGATGGTTGCGAGATACGACCCAGATCAAGGTGCAATATTCATCAAAGGTCATGAAGGTCGTCATTTCAGCAGAGCTCTCGAGGCGGAAGGTCAAGGTAGATCGAATTACCTCACAGAAATATATAAAATGGATCCGGAGAATTTTCCAGATTTGAAAACTCTAGACCCAAACACACCTATTTACAGCGACAGAGGCAGACTTACGAGAGACGAGAGTGGTAATTTAAAATTCGGTGAACCAGAAAAAGTTGGAACGCTCGGAGAGTTATGGAAAGTTATTTACGGAGTCGGTGGTGTTGGAGCTCTACAGAATCTTGGCTCATATGAAGAAACAGTTCCGGTGATGCCATGATTAACAGAAGTGCAGTCTCATCTTTAATTTCTAAAGGAGGTCGTATGAAAAAGCAAAAGTACAAGGACAAGAAAGACGAGTCCATGGGTATGAAGAATGGCAAAGAAAGCACCAAGAAAGCCAGCATGAAAACCAGACGCAAGCAAAGCTACGGCATGAAACGAGCCATGGGCAAAAAAAGCTAATGTCTGAGGAAGAACAAAACGTCGTAAATGTTTTTGTAACAGGGGTTTCGATTAAAGGAAAGTCGGAGCTGAATAAAGATGACAGTGACAGACCTACTGAAGAAAATCAAAAGCAACCTGAAGAACGAAAAGACGGCGATAGCGAATGATATGGTTGAAGGTCGCATGAGCGACTTTCAATCGTATTCTCGAAACGTTGGTTATGCAGAAGGTCTTGAAAAAGCCTGTGAGCTGATCGACGAAACTTTAAAACAACTAGACGAAGAGGATGATTAACGCATGTCTCATCAGCATGAAGAAACGCAGTTGGAAGCAACTGAATATCCCAAACCAATGGGATGGAAAGTTCTAGTCAAACCAAACGAAGTCAAGAAAACGACCAAGGGTGGCATTATTCTTTCAAACACCAGTCAGGAGAATGAAGAATATTTGACCGCACATGGGCATATTCTGGCGATGGGCGATTTGGCTTATCGAGACCGAGATTCTGGTCAGTCATGGAAAGGCTCATGGCCCAGTGTCGGTAACCGAGTTACCTACGGCAAGTATGCCGGACAGAAGCTCGTAATTAACGGGGTTAAACTCTTGCTACTGAATGACGACGAAGTAACGTCGATTCTGCCAGATGGTGCGAGCATAACCTCATATGTCGAATAGGCGACGAACCATGGAGGACGCCAACCATGTCACAAGATGATATTTTAGCAGAAATAGAAGCAGAAATCGGCAGGACCAAGCAGAAATCTGGTGTTGATTCCGACGAGCCTCTGGAAATAGAGATCGAGGACGAACCAGAAGAGCAAAAAGCTAAACCCAAAGCTGATAAACAACCAAAAGTCGACAAAGAAGAAGATTCCGACGACGATGAAGAGGAAGTTTACAGCAAAAAGGTTCAAAACAGGATTAAAAAGCTCGTTGATCAGCGACGACAAGCCGAGTTGCAAACTCGTCAATATCAAGAGCAAATGTCTCAGCTTCAATCTAGGCTTGACAGATTGGAAAAAGGCAACACAAGCCGAGCCGAGCAAGACTTTCAATCCCGTTACAACCAGACCCGCATGGCTTTAACAAAGGCTGTTGAGGAAGGTGACACCGAAGCACAGGTCAGTTTCCAAGAGCAACTGGCAGATATGCGTGCAGCAATGCGTATCGCCGAGATGCAAAAGCAACAGCAGCAAAGTCAGGCAATTTCACCAACGGTTGGTCGGGCACAACAAGCTGCAAAAGCACCACCACCACGTTTAGCGATGCAATGGTGGGAGCGTAACAATTGGTTTAACAGCAAGGGTTTTGAGCGAGAAACCAACGCGGCAAGAGCCATAGATGTTCAATTGGACATTGAAGGCTTTGATAAAGAATCTGATGAATATTATAAAACATTAGATAGACGTTTACGAAAAATGTTTCCGGAGTTAAACTCATCGGAAGAATTTGAAGAACCAAGTAAACCGAAGGAAAAAAGCAGAGCACCAGTCGCCCCAACTGCTGGCGGTTCGACGGCTTACAAAGGAAATCGAGTTCGGATGTCTCAGGATCAGTTAAGGATGGCGAGGGAACTTGGTATTCGTGATGAAAAAAGTCTGAAGCTATATGCGGATGAAATACGAAAACAGAACAGGAGCTAATCATGGCTGATAACAGAAATGTAAGAGCAAACGAAACTCGATCAGATAAACGTGCTGAAGAGGCAAGACCAGAAACAGCATGGAAACCACCATCAGTGTTGGACGCACCCGAACCCAGACCTGGGATGGTTCAACGCTGGATAGCTACCTCGATTCAGGGTAGGGATAATCCGGACAACGTGTACAAACGTATGCGAGCTGGCTGGAACCCTCGCCCTGCTGACACAGTGAAAGATAAGAGATACCCAACTATCAATCATGGGCAGTGGGCAGGTTCAATAGGAATAGAAGGTATGTTGCTTTGCGAGATGCCGGAAGACAAGTACAACGCGATGAAAAACTACTACCGTGGTCGTAACGTCGAGCAGAACGAGTCGATTCCAGGAGAACTTGATGCGATGGCAAGATCTGGGGGCATTCCTATTCAACAAGATAGGAAATCAACAAGTAGTCGTGGTCGGGATTTATCCGTCATGACTGATGATTAACTGCTTTAAAGGAGTAGCGAAAAATGGCTAATGCAGATGCAGCCTTTGGGTTCGTCCCAGTTCGCCACATGAGCGGTAATGCACCTCGTGCTAATAAATACACCATTACTTCAGGTTTAGCTGAAAACATTTTCACTGGTGATGCGGTCATTTTGACTTCAGACGGTGTTCTTAATGTTGCAGCTGCAACTGAAACAAATATCGTTGGTGTATTCGCAGGAGTTTCATACACTGCAAGTGATGGCTCTTATGTTTATAGTCAATACTGGCCAAGCGGCACTACTGCTACAGATATCGTGGCTTATGTTTACGATGATCCGTACACAGTGTTCAAAGTTCAATCAGCTGGCTCTCCAGCCCAAACCAATATCGGCAACTGTGCTGATATCGTAGTTGGGTCTGGTTCAACCAATACTGGTCAATCAGGTATGGAAATTTCCGGTACCATGGCAGCGACCGCAGCACAAACAAAGATTCTGGCTCTTTATGATGCACCAGAGAATGCGTTTGGCGCGAATGCAGTCATGGAAGTGCTCATCAATGAGCATATCTGGAAAGATTCAGCTGGTATTTAAGGAGGATTGAAAAATGGCAATGAATAGAGCGCAATTTGCGAAAATGCTCGAGCCAGGACTCAACACCCTCTTTGGCTTAGAGTACGACCAATACCCACCTGAGTGGTCTCCAGTTTTCTCAACAAGTTCTTCTCAAAAAGCATTTGAAGAAGACGTATTGTTGGAAGGCTTCGGAAATGCTCCGGTAAAAGCAGAAGGTGCTGCGATCTCTTACGATTCAGCATCACAGCAATGGACAGCTCGCTACCAGCACGAGACCATCGCTTTGGCATTCAGTATCACTGAAGAAGCCGAAGAAGATGGACTTTATGGCTCGATAGCAGCTCGTTACACCAAAGCACTAGCTCGCTCAATGGCTTCCACTAAGGAAATCAAAGCAGCAAACGTATTGAACAATGCGTTCAGTGGTTCAGGTGTAACTGGTGGTGATGGAGTTACCTTGTGTAACACCGCTCACCCAACCAGAGCTGGCAACCAGTCGAACACACTTTCGACTGCTGCTGACCTTTCTGAGACTTCGCTTGAGCAAATTCTCATCAACATCGCTGATATGAAAGATGATCGCGGTCTGAGAATTGCAGCACAGGGCAAGATGTTGGTTATCCCAACTGCTTATACCTTTGTTGCAGAGCGTTTGCTTGAGTCACAGTTGAGAGTTGGAACAGCTGACAACGACATCAACGCGATTCGCGCTGGCGGTTACTTGCCACAGGGCTATCACGTTATGCGTCGTCTGACCGATTCAGATGCATGGTTCGTTATGACCGATGTGCCTGATGGTCTGAAGCACTTCCAGCGTTCACCGCTCAAGAAGGGCATGGAAGGCGATTTTGAAACTGGCAACGTCCGCTACAAAGTACGCGAGCGATATTCGTTCGGGTTTACTGACTGGCGCGGTGTGTTTGGTTCCGAAGGAGCTTAACCAAAAGCGAATGGGGGAGGGCATAGCTCTCCCCTTTCTTGAATCCTGACTGCTTCGGCAGACATTAGCCACGACAGGAGAACATTATGGCTACTACTACTTTTTCCGGACCAATTAAGGCTGGAACCATTAAAGATACCACTGGTACTACGCTTGGCACTAACGTTGCTAACGTAGGTTATGTTGTGATGGCGCAATCTGCTGCGATTACTCAAAGCACAACTGCTGCTGGCACAGGAATTATTATTCCAGCAAACTCACAGATTCTCGAGATAACAGTTTTTGTAACGACTGCGTTCGATAACTCTGCGACTCTTAGCATTGGAACAACCTCATCATCTAATGAACTTGCGACTGCGGTTGCTGTTTCAACCATCAACACAATTAAACTTGCATCTCAGGCTACAATCCCTGACGCAGATGCTTGGGAAGATGTTGGTACAACGGATGTAGAGATTTATGTTGACTCAAGTGCTACTACCGCAGACGCAGGGGTTGCTACTCTGACTGTTACTTACATTCAAAACAATAACCTCGCATAACAGGAGGGTAACTGATGGCTGATATCGTAACAACAACTACGATAGCCGATAACCCTCGTGAAGCTGTGTTTTCCTTTCAATACCAGTATGTAGATACTGGTAACGAGAGTGCGGTCACTAAGATCGATGTATCTTCGTTAGTACCTAGTTCTAACGGGGATACATGCACAGGTGTCAGAATACTTGAGTGTTGGTGGATTATTGAGGGCTTGACGGTTGAGGTGTTGGCAGATGCCACCACTGACGTAATCATCATGCACCTTGCTGAAAGCCAACAGGGTTACCACAATTTCGAGAAGTTCGGTGGCCTTCCTTCAAGCTCCTCTTACGGCACAAGCCCAACTGGTGACATTAAATTCACCACAACAGGCTCAACTGCTGCTGGAGACGCTTATCAAGTAGTTCTGAGGGTGGCTAAACAGTATTAATAAGGAGAAAATCAGATGGCTCAAGTTTCTTCCATAAGTCGCGTCGGGACAACGGAGCCATTTGAACTCCAAATATCTCGCGGACAAATACCTTTCCATAAAACTGTTTTTAAGTTTGGTTACAATGCTGCTGTTGGAGCCACCAAGGAAACTATTTGGGAACAAGGTGGTTTATACGCTTATCCTGCATCAGCCACAGTAATGACTGTATCAAGCAGTTCAACTGACGACACTGCCGCAGGGACTGGTGCAAGAACAGTAGAGGTTTTTGGCCTAGACGCCGATTACAACGAAATAAACGAAGTTGTCATATTGAATGGGCAAACAGCAGTTAATACCACAAAGTCTTACCTCCGTATAAATCGTGGCATTGTTCGCAGTGCAGGTAGTGGTGGCGCAAACGCTGGAACACTTTACGCAGGAACAGGCACAGTGACCGCTGGAGTTCCAGCTAATATTTACCTGACCATAAATGGTGATGGCGACAACCAAACATTGATGGCTCTTTGGACAGTTCCCGCAGGATATACAGCGTTCCTTACAAAGATGTCTTTGTCCACAGGCACATCTACCAACACCAAAGCTCTTTTAAATGCTAGTCTTGTTGCTAGGCCATATGGGGAAGTGTTTCAAATAAAAGAAAGATTTACTCTTACAGATGGGGCGCACGAACAGTTTTATACTTTTCCATTAAGGTTCACAGAAAAAACAGACTTGGAAATGAGAGCGTTTTCTTCTTCAGGCTCAGTTGACTTCAATGTCTCCGCATCAATGGAATTTGTTTACATAAAAAATGATGGAGTGACATAATGGCTACTTCAGGAACAGTTGCGTTTCGACCAGATATTGAAGAGATAATCGCCGAAGCGTTTGAACGCTGTGGTATGGATTCTCAGGTATTGACCGGATACCAAGCTCTTGCAGCTCGCAGGAGTCTTAACCTTTTGTTCAGTGAATGGGCAAACAGGGGCATAAATTACTGGGCGGTACAAAATAACACATTGCCTTTGGTTAATGGGACGACAACTTACACATTACCAGTAGGAACAATCGATTTAATTGACGTAGTTGTGCGCCAAACCACCGGAGCGACTACGACTGATACTGTTGTTGAGCGGATCAGCATTGAGGAATACAACCAGTTGCCAGATAAAAGCTCTTCTGGGCTTCCGACGCAATATATGCTCAATAAACAGTACACACCGGTCATGTATTTATGGCAAGTGCCTGATAGTAGCAGTTACAGCCTCATTTATTGGTCGATTAACCAGCTCGAGGACGTAACCGCAAGTAATCAGGACGCAGATATACCTTATAGATGGTCAGATTGCATTTGTGCAGGGTTGGCAAGCAAGCTGGCGTTAAAATATCAGCCTGAAAGGTTCGCCGTATTGAATCAAGTGTACGAAAAAGCGTTTGAGTACGCTGCCGACACTGATAATGACGGTGTAACTATGAGAATCAGACCAACAGGTATGAATTTGTACTGAGATGGCTTCCGCTCGTAAAGCTAAAGGGAAAAAGTCAGTCGCTATAAGCGACATATCCGGCTTTAAAGTCCCGTATAAAGAACTCAAGACTACTTGGGAAGGCTTTCGAGTAGAACCGGAAGAGTACGATCCGAAACAGCCACAGCTAACCCCACCACGCAATGTTATCGACGCAACCGCGCTGTTTAAACCGCGTCCTGACACAGATCCTGAGAACGTAGAGATTTACATCGGTTATACATTTGACCCGTTCATCCCTATTCAACAAAGACCAGGAGTTGGAATTGGTTCTTTGGGTAGTGTTGGTTATGCTGGCAATGTCCGATATGACTACGTTTTCAATGTAACTGGGGTTTCGTCCACTGGTGCGATTGGGACTGTAACCATATCTGATAACGAAGATGTGGTGACTACAGGGGTGGCTGCAACCGGAGCAGTTGAAGGGTTTGGAATTACCGGAAACGGCAATGTGATGATCATCGCAACCGGAATCTCCGGTGTTGGAGCAGTTGGAACAACAGGTGTTGAGGTTCCGGGAACTGACGCAGTAGTCACAGGTGTAGCTGCAACTAGCGGAATTGGAACTGTAACATTCTTCATAACCACAGATGTGTTCCCTGCCGGACAATCTGCAACTGGCGCGGTAGGAACTGAAGTTCCTGAAGGCGAGATTATTGAAACAGGTGTAGCTGCAACTGGAGCAACAGGAGTTGAAGTCCCAGAATCAGAAATAACTGAAACAGGCGTAGCTGCAACAGGGGCAATCGGAACTGAAACGATTAATGCTGACGCAGTCATAAGCGTGACCGGAACATCTGCAACTGGCGATACAGGTGTTGAAGTCGGCGGAGCTGACGCAACGAATATCACCGGAGTTGCCGGAACGGGTGTGATCGGAACTGAAGATCCACAATCCAGACCAGTACCTAGCGGAGTTTACGCAACTGGAAATATTGAAGGATTCGGTGTTACTGGAAATGGTAACGTACAGATATCCGCGACTGGGGTTGTTGGAGCCACAGCAGTTGGTAATGTCGGTCTCGAGGAAGCAACTTCAATTGTTAACGAGACCAACAACACTGGATGGGGTGAGCAGAACTGGGGCGATGATGTTTGGGGTGGAACTCCAGAGATTGTTGCCTACGGAGATATTGGAACGGTTTCAATAGACATATTCGTTGGTCCTAACCCAGCCACAGGTGTATCTTCAACAGTTAATTTGGGAACCCAGTCTGAGGAAGATGAAATAACCGAAACAGGGTTAGCTGCAACGGGTAACATTGGAACTTCCTCATTGTTTGTAACGACAGACATCTTCCCAAGTGGAGTGGCTGCGACTGGGGCGATAGGATCAGAACAAGCATACGTTGATCCAGCATGGGGTCAGGGTACTTGGAGTGAAGGAGATTGGGGTGAATAAATGAATTACACGACTTTGGTAGCCAACATACAAAACTTTACGGAAGATGATTCCACAGAGCTCGAGGCATCGATCCCTCAGATCATTGCTCAAGCCGAGGAGATGATTTTTCAAAGATTGCCGAATTTGCCTTGTTTCCGTAAGACCTCGACTGCTTCGATGGTGGCTGGGACAGCAGATTACACATTGGCATCAGCTAGGATGATCAGACAGTTCTCCATAACTAATTCAGGCAATGTGAGCTACTTGGATCATAGGATAGACTCATATTTAAGGGATTATTGGCCTAATTCTTCAACACAAGGCACACCGATAATGTACAGCACCAAGACCGCCAGCACTTCTGGTATAACGGTTACGGTGGCTCCAACGCCAGACAGCACATATTCGTACACAATTGATTATATAGCACCAGAAACGGGACTTTCTTCAGGAAACCCGAACACTTGGATCAGCGATAATGCTGAAGTTGTGTTGCTTTCTGCAAGTTTATATGAAACTTCTGCTTTTCTTAAAGCCGCAGAAACATTAAACTTGTACAAGGCACAGTTCGATGAGGCTATTCAATTGTTCCAGCAGGAAATGAGTCGAAACTACAACGCAGAATACAACGGAGGTATTTAATCATGGCTATCACTCAAGCAATGTGTACCAGCTTCAAAGAAGATTTACTTCAAAAAGAGCAGGACATGGACACAGATACAATTAAAATCGCGCTTTACACTTCATCAGCTACGCTCGATGCAAGCACAACCGCATACACCACAAGTAATGAGGTCAGCGGAACGGGTTATACGGCTGGTGGCGTAACACTCACAGGTGCAACAATCGGCACAAGCAGCACAACCGCTTATGTGGATTTCAACGATCCAGAGTGGACAGGTGCATCTTTCACAGCTCGCGGAGCTTTAATTTATAACAGCACAGCTTCAAACCAATCAGTTGCGGTTCTGGATTTTGGCGGTGACTTCACTGTTTCTTCCGGTACTTTTAGAATTGTG